GTCTTGGCTTGGTGCTCAAGTTCCTGCGCTACTTCGTATGCGTTGTCCTTAGTTATGTTCATCATTGTGTTAGTTTATGGATTAGAGTTGCTAGTATTACTGAAGCTCCTACTCCGAGGATGCAACAACAAACTATTAGTGCGGAGCAGAAAACATCCTTACCGCCTTGGACTAATTCTTCGTATTCATCTTTCTTCATATTATTTATTGGCTACTCTTTGGATTAAAGTTACGAATGCTTTTGCGGCAGTCTGGTTGACAACGCCGTTGCCTAGCAATCGGAGTCGATCCACTCGATTGGCAGTTGCGTCCACCCCACAGGTAGACCCATTAGGTGCTCGACCCAGTTCGGATTCAGCTTGCCCGTTGCTTTCCCGCAGTGACCCGCTATGTCCTCCTCCAAGTTGGACTTCTTCCGATTGGCTAGGTGCTCGCGGTTCTCCTCCGTTATCTGGGGATGAACCTTGTTGGCTCTTGGTGTCGGCCACTGCTGTGACTCTTGGCTCTTCCCACTCGTGCTGAGGTTCTCCTGGTCTGGATGGCCACTCAAAGCCTTGGCTGCCTTGCGACTGTGATCCATATCTGGATAGTGAACTTGTTCCCTGAGGTTCATACACCCCGCGTTCTTCTCCGCTCTGGTCTGTGCCAGCTTCTCTGGAGTCCGCACTAGGTTGTTGGAATCGAAGGTCTGAGGTGTTGCCCAGTTCTTTGCTTGACCGCCCAGATAGTTGACCTTCTTCCCATTGCTGTATCCGTAGTCGCTCCCCTTCGCATCGTTGGCTATCGGAGTTGCCCAGTTCTCCTCGTGAGTCTCCACTGCATCCCGCAGTTTCGCTCCGAAGGTTTGGTTGCTCCTGTGCCTCTTGCTCTTGAAGCCCTGATCCGTCATCTCCGTGTCGATGCGTCCGCCCTCCGCGTCCGATGTCCTCGCTGTTGGCCATCCCAAGGATGAAGACTCGCTTGCGTTGGTGAGGTGCGCCGACTTCTTCCGCTGAGAATATTCCTGCCGTTGCTCTGTAACCCAGTCCTTCCAATTCTCTGAGGACATATTTGAGAACTGATTCTCCGTCCCCAGTTTTGGCTGAGATGATTCCTCCAACGTTCTCGAGGAAAACAATTCTAGGTTGGCAGTCCCTGATTCCATCTCTGATGTATGGGAACAGGTGTCTGGGGTCATCAGTTGCTTTACGCTGTCCTGCACAACTGAAGGGTTGGCACGGGAATCCGCCAGATAGGATGTCCACTTGTCCACGAAACTTTCCGTATGGGAATGTCTTAACGTCCGTGAAGACAGGTGCTGAATCCAGTTCTCCCGCTTCCATCTTTGCAACCAGGTTCGCGACAGGGAATCCTTCCCTCTCCACGAAAGCGATTTCTCGCAGGTTTGGGAGAACTCTTCGGAGTCCAAGCCCAATGCCTTCGTATCCTGAACAAAGGCTGATGTGTGTAATTGCTTTGGTAGTATCCACATTTTATCTTTCTATTTTTAGTATTGGTTTTTTTTCTTGACAGGTGTGTCAAAGTCAGGCCTACCATAGGGAAGTCTTCCGTCGGTAGTCAATCCCTAAGTAAGTAGTTTTTTTATAAAAAACATTTAGACATAGGGACTGGCTACCATAGGGTAGGCTACCATAGGGTAGGCAGTCATAGGGTAGGGTCAGCACTCCGCTGTGAAGTAGCAGTCCCCGTTGTCCTCAAGGCACTTGAGAATCTTTTCACCAAGAGCCAGGTCAGCGTAGTCCCGAACCTCTGTGTCTGTTATACCTGCCTTAATTAAGTCATCTTGGTTATACCAACCCCTGTCCTCGAAGAATCTCTTGACCTTCTTGTAGTCCAGTCGATCCTTGATTTTCTTGATGCCCTCCTTGACGGAAGGAATATGATGTGATTGGAACCCGTATTCCAATTGATTGGGTGCGTATCCTTCGACACCGAACTGGTCGGCGGCATCGGATGGTTGCACAGCAACCCAGAACTTTCCTTCTATATCTCCGTTGTAGTATCTTCCCATTTTCTTTTCCTTTCTATTGTTATGCGTTTATTCCACCGCCGATGACAACTGGAACGAATCGCTTGATGCCAGCTTCGGTGGTTACGAATTGGTTGAATCCATCGACTGTCTCGATGATGAAGGGACGCTTCGGTGAGCGCACCTTGTATCCCTTGAGGTAATATTGATTCCCAGTCTGGGGGTCTTTGAGCTTGGCTCCAAGCCATTCCTTGGGTATGCCTAGGAACTCGTGGTTCTCGTTGAGATACCTTTCCTCCTTTGATATCGGTCTACCTGTTTCTGACAGGAGTTCAACCTCCAGTTTGAAGGTAGCACTATCACTTGAGTATCGGCATCCGCCGACACGCAGGGATACCCCAAGCCTTTCTCCGATGGATGTTAGCTCGGCATCCAGTTCTGATCTGATGTCCTTGCAGACATTGCGGTCAATCTTATCTATGCGTTCTGTATTCATTAGTAGTATTATTTCTCTTATTGTTATACCATTATCCCTAGAGTAGGGATGAATAGTTCAAATGGTTCTTTAGTCTTGTGAACCCCAAGTAATTCGTATTGCCCCTCGATGCGCTCGTAGATATTCATCTGGGCGTTAGGATCCTGGCCGTGCATCTTGTTGAACCGATACTTGCGAGCCTTGAGTTCCTCTGCGTTGTCAAAGGGCTTTCCGTTACGGCTGCCCTTGGTTGTTCTGATTATTGTAGTATATTTTTTCATTGCTGATCGTTTATGTATTCTTCGATTGTCTCATTGACAACCATAATGTCCTCCTTTGATAGAGAATTGATTGGTATTTCTTTGTATTCTTTGGAGTCCGTCAGGTAATGAACACGCATAATTTGTATATTCTCGATCCGAACTTCCTTCCAACTCTCAGTAACCCATTGGTCACCGCATTCGGAACTGCACTCGCACTCCATCAAGTGCCAATCAACATCGGCATCAATCAAGAACGTCTTGTCCCTGAGTTCTAATTCTATTTCTACTTCTTCCATATGTATCCTTATTATTAGTTGTTGTATTATGCTTACCTCTTTCTCTCTCCCGAAGGTTGTAGGCGCGTTCTGTCGCCTCGTTGTTCAATGCTTTCGCATCTACAGAAAGAGCAGTCCCAGACTGGATTCGAACCCGCACCTCCAACTCTCAACTGATGGCTCTCAAACTAGTGGCCTACTAGTCGGCTTCTCAGCGATTTACGTTGGTGTTCTCCCAATTAAACTACTGGGGCATAATTTTTATTCGTAAAGTTCCTCAATCTTTTTCTGATTTTTTCTTATGTGATGTTGAGCTTCGCTTACCTTATCCATCCAGTATCTGATCGTTCTAAGGTAGCTTTGCTCCGCGTATTCCTTCGTTGATTGATCCCTGCCGCTAGTAATCGGTAGGTTTTCACCGAAGATTTTCTTGAGTTCGGCCTGTTGGTTACCGATGTTGTCGATTATTTCTGATATATGTTTTGTATCACTCATTTGTAGTTCTCCATTTTTGTGAATAAGTAGCTGAGAGTTTCACTCAAGTCTCCCCGAACTTTCTTCAAGTCCTGAAGCATCTCGTAGTTCTCATTCTCCTGATCACTAGTCTGGTTCAGCTTCTCAATGCGAAGCCTTAGCTCGTAGTTCCTGTCCTGTAGCTTCTGTAGCTCATCCATCAAGTCCCTGTTGCGTTGGACTAGCCCATCATATACACCCTCGTATGCTCTTGGGTTCTCGTATCTGACGTTGTCCTTCGGTCGGATATATATCCGTATCTGTTGGGCATCATCGAGCGGAATACTACTCCGCCATCCCCAAGGTGTCTTGGGCTTTGATCCCCGCAGGACTAGCTTGTAAGAGCTTCCGCATTTTTTTGCGTTCTCTCGCATTTGTTTAATGGTCTTCCAACCATCCTCATTGTTCTCTACCTTCATTAGGTAGTCGTGCTTTGGTTTGTTAGTTTTACTCATTATCTATTCCATTTCTCTTTTATTGTTACCCATACTATGGCTTGTAGTTCGTAGCCCTTCAGCTTGTGCATCCGCGCTATGTCTAAAGTGATGCCTTCCACCCGCTTGTATTGTAGCTTGGTGGGGCTTTCCTGCGTTAGTGTGATGCCATCCCGTGGCCGTGATAGGCTGGCTCGCATATGCCACTTGTCGATGGTCACGTGATCAGGTGACTTGTTGCCTACATTCATTGCGAATGAGTGCGTCTTCGGTGAGTCTTCTGTGATATGCTCGCCCTCAGTCAATATCCGCCAGGCCTTGACTTTATTGTCATTGTAGGTGCATATCTTCAATCCTTTCCACGTTTTGTTTCCGTCCCTGTAATGCGATATCATTTGTTCCGCATCGAACTTGTTACGCTTCCATTGATTGTTTGGCGAAAGGGATGAGATTACTCCAGCAGCCGTCCGCCTTGTGACTTTGTAGTCCCTTGCTAGCTTTCTTGAAAAGCGCATTGCATCGTCATACCACGTCATACCTGCGTCGATATTTTCCGGCGATGCTCGCTTGTGCCAACGCTTTATATTGTTGGCGATTTTTATGTCAGTAGTTTCAGTTAGTCTTTTCATTTTTTTTATTAACTCCTTGGTGATTCTGCCCTTCTAATTAAGTTCTGGACGTATGCTAGTCCAAGTTTGTGATTCATCTTTACGTGATGCGACAACTCCTCGCTTGGTTCTTTGTCGTGAAATAGCTTAAGAGTTCCTTTGTAATACATTGAGTAAAGGTCTTCCTTTACCTCCATTGATTGAAGCGACCAACCTAGTTCACTCATCTTTTGTATGAGGTCTAGGATTGCCAACCTGAATTCCTGTTCTTTTTTGCTCATAAGAATTCAATTACATAATCTGGCTCCAGGCCGAACTCCTCCGCACAGATTTGCTCTGCCCCGTCTAGATCACCCGCCTCTAAGTAGCGGTTGAATTGCTCCCTTGCCTCTTCGATGCGGTCGATTGCCTCTTCCGCAGTTAGTCCGTCCCTTTTCATCAGGACTGATTTGATTGAATCTGCCATTTGTTTTCCTTTTGTTAGTTACCATTCGTAGTCGGCGATGACTTCGCCTTCACTCATTACCTCTTCCCAGAGGTCTATTTCATTTTCAACTGACTCCTCAATTTCATCTATTTTCTTGAGTAGTCTGCCAAATACTTCACCCGCATTGTAGTCCTTGTTTCGACTACACCTTTGCAGGTATCTCGTTAAATTCTTGATTGCCTTCAGGTTTTCAAGGGTTTTTTGCGGTGAATCGATCACGCGATTCTTTGCTTTACTCATACAAGTTCCTCCTTATTTTGATCTGCCATTCCCAGATGTTCAATGGAATTCCAGATTCCGTATTTCTTCTCTTCCGCTTCTGACAATGGTTCCATTTCTTTCCTCCTGCACCACTCCACGTATTTTTCGTAATCATTTTTTTCACTCATACGATGCCTTGCGTTTGAACTCTATAGGCTTGTCCTAGACTGAGTCCAAATGACTCCAGACTGACATTTGATTGCGTCACTACGTTTCCAACTGCTTCTGGCAGTTTACGTGCAAGGTGCTTTGTTTCCTTGCGAACAGGTGCTACGCTAGCACTTGGGTTAAGCAGGTCGCGATTCGCTAGAGCTTTGGTATTACTCCAGAACTCGCGTTTGCCCCTGCGTCTCCGATAGGTCGGAGTAGCCATAGGTGATTTAATATTTTTCATATTATAGATAGGATAGATTAGTTCGACTTAATTGTCTTAACGCACTCGCCACGGGAAGGCTTCCTTTTAAATCCAAGTGCATATGGTGAGTGCTATCGGTGTTCTTAAAATCCTACGCACACTCACCTAAAACCTAGTATTGCCAATACCAAGTTTTGAGTTTACTTAGCTATAATCCCCAAACGCACATTGCAATACGCCTCACAAGACCGAGAGCTTAACTAGGCTCTAGGCGTGCTGATCCTCCTCTTTTCGGAAAAAGCACTTTCAAAATAGATCGCCGAACGAACAGACTAGCTACCATCTCTAAAGAATCGCGATCAAGTAAAACTCCACTTCTCAAAAATCGGATTGTCTCTAAAAACCTCACTAGACTGTCAATGAACTGCTATGTTTAAGAGAATGACAGAAAAGAAACCTTTGTCAACCCTTTTTGCGATCTTTTTTCACTTTTTTTCATCTTTTTTTTGAGGATGCGCGCAGCTTTTTAGTGCTAATTTGTTCACCATTGCAGCCTAATAGCCCGGACTAGTAAACAGATGTTCACTAAAAAGAGGGTCTGTGGGATAGGGCTACAAGGCATTTCGATTGCTTCCGAATACCCTAACCCCAACCCAATACCCAACCCCATATAGAGCCTCTCAGAGCCCTTGCGTGCTGAGATAGGTTTTCAGGCAAATGTAAAGAATAAAATGCAGGAAATGTTAAGTATTAGCTATTCTAATTCTAGGCAATCCTAGTATTAATCCATTCCCTCTGGCAAAAATAAATACTGAACTTATGTTCACCTACAAACTCAGGCGCAGAAAATCATAAGCTATGCTTATAGGTCAGATCTACTATTAGCAAAACTTATAGCCTACTGGGATACTGAACAAGTGTTCACTGGTTCTACTAATGCGGGGGTGGGGATAAAAAAAAAGGCGGTGTCTTATATATATATATTAAGAATACAGCCTTAAAAAAATAACCCCCTCATAGCCCTTACCTGTGGTAGCCCCTACCCTCGGTAGCCATACCCTTTGTTTCCCTTACCCTTGCTAGCCCTTCCTTTGACTGCCCTTCTTCGTTATGACGCGCTCACTTGGGGTTCGCGTCACTCATAATATATTTAATATCCTTAAGGCTTGGAAACCCTATGGTAGGGAGTATAACATATGGGCTGACTACGGTGTCAAGTAAAAAAGGCTTGACAGTTAGTATATAAGTTATTCTACTCCCAGAAAAATGCAGGATAAGTCAAAACAGGAACAGCAGGATTTGATACGGCAGATCAAGGAAAGCATTCACGAGATTGCTACTGAAAAGCAGATTCATAGTATCAAAAGCCTTAGTGTATATGACCCCGACAAGGTAGCGAAGTTACTGTATCTATACAGCACAGGTTCCAGCCAGACTAGGCTTGTTCGTAAATACGGATACGATAGGGAAACTGTTATTTCAGTTCTGGCGGATTACGCCGACCACCTGGGCAAGTTCCGCGAACTCAGCGGTAGGATCGCGGCAAAGAACTACTTAAACCTATCCAGCTTGGAGGAGGACTTAATAGAAAAAGTTCGTGACCGAATGGAAAATGACCCCGAAATGGAGGTATCCTTCCGGGACTTGAAGGAACTATCAATAGCTAAGGCTAACTCCGCGAGGGAGGCTCTTACGGCCAGGGGTGAGGCTACGCAGATTACTGAGGAGCGCAAGGTGTATACTCAAGATGAATACGAGGCTACAATCAAAGCCGCGAAGGAACGAATACAACAAGCTAAGATAATAGATGCGGAGGTAAAGGATGCCTAGATCAATAGTAGATGATAGTTATGATCCCATATATGAGCAAATAAAAGGCATACTGGGCGAGCACTTCGAGCACTACTGCTTCATAGTAATGGACGATATGGGTGAAGTATTCTATGATTACGATCACCTGCCAGCCGGAAAAATGCTTGTAAGCGAAGCTGCCGATGAAATGCGTGTTGAGGGTCCTGATTACGAGATTGAGTGGGAATACGAAGAACTGGATGAGGACGATGAGGGAGAGGATAATTACTAATGCTTACTATAGAAATATTACAATTAGTTGCTTTGTCTGCACTCCTAGGTGTATGTATATCTATGCTGGTTGATTACTACGCGAAGTAATGCTTATTAATTTTACAAAGCATCCTATCCTCAAAGCCCCTACGGATGAGGAAATAGTCCTTCTGGGCGAAGCTGACCCCAAGCTACTGTCGGACTTGCACGAGGCTCACGAGGGGCGTATACGTGCAGCGGAAAGTGATCCCTTACGTCACGGATTTGATTTGCCCGGCTGGGACAGGATGCGGGACGCTATTTCAAAATATGATGAAGTAATTACCTTCGGGGGCAATAGAAGCGGTAAGACCACAGGCTGTGCGAAAATGGTTATGCAGGCCGTTACGGAGAATCAAGATGGTCACGTTGTGTGCTTCAGCCAGAACGCGGACACATCCGTAAAGGTTCAACAGGCGGCAGTCTGGGAAATGATGCCCAAGGAGTTCAGAAGGAAGACAAAAGGAATTGAGGGCTATATTAATTTCAGTATGCAGAATGGCTTCACTGGCTCTAGTTTCATATTTCCTGATACTAGAACTAGGGTGGACTTCAAAACCTATACGCAGTTCAGTAACAATCAGACCATCCTTGAGGGTTTCGAGTTCGGATTCAAAAACGCCAAAAGCCTAAACATAGGTGCTTGGCTGGATGAATACTTAGGGGACGCAGCACTGGTCAATACACTACGCTTCCGACTAGCCACGCGGGACTCCAAGATGATTCTAGGATTTACTCCTATTGATGGATACACACCCTTCGTATCCGAGTATTTAAAGGGAGCAGAAACGCTGGAGACTAGGAATGCAGAGCTACTGGGTAAAGATGTCCCAGTTCAGCAATACAGCCCTGAACGAGATGCCGGAATAGTTTACCTGCACTCGGACGAAAATCCTTTTGGTGGTTATGACCGAATAGCTAAGGACTTAAAGAACTCCAGCGAGGATCAGATAATGGTTCGTGCTTATGGCTTACCTACGAAGTCAATGACTTCACTGCTCCCGAACTTTACCCCTGAGCTAAATGTGATATCCGATGAACCCAACAAGCACGGAATAAAGTTTCCGGACAAGTCCTCCTTGACTTGGTATCAGGTAGTTGACCCCGCCTTTGCCCGTAACTACGTTGCACTCTGGGCTGGAGTATCCGAGGGGGATGAAATATTTATTCGCAGGGAGTGGCCTGATAGGGATTCTTATGGCGAGTGGGCATTATTCGGTGATCCTAAGTGGAGATACGGACCCGCAGCCAAAAAGGTTGGATACGATGTTGAGGGATACGTGGAGTTATTCAAAGAGATTGAGGACGATCTTGGCATAGATGTTATGGAACGAATCGGGGACTCCAGATTCTTTGCTAAAGAAAATGAAAGCAATGTTGATCTATTTACTAGATTTTATGATTACGGTATGAGCTTCCTGCCATCCGATGGTCAGACTGAGCAGATTGGTTGCACTGCACTGGACGAGTGGTTTAACTACAATCCTAACTTCGATGTGGATGAAGCAAATAGACCCAGATGCTATGTTCACAAGGACTGCGGTAATTTAATAGAAAGTATTATTAATTACAATTCACAAGGTAAATCCGATGAAGCCCTAAAGGACTTTTTTGATGCTCTTAGATATTTAAGAATGTCAAACGCTGGAATGGGTCCGGACTACTTTACAATCAACGAAATGCAAACAATAACTAGAGCACAAGGAGGATACTGATGCCTAAAAAAAGATTAATACAAATTGCAAGTGAACAAGAAGTGGAGTTCGAGGAAGCTATGCGAATAGCTCAAGAAAAACTACCAGAGGGTTCATTGACAGGAGTAGGTAGGAATACTTGGGTAACTGAAGAAGGGACAGCTATCCTTGAGGATTCTTTAATGATCGAGGAAATAATACCAAAGCACCATACTGGTATGGTTTTAATCGAATGTCCTAATCCTAGATACAACTACGTACATAATAAAGAAATTGGTAAGAAGGTTCCAATGCTTGTTCCTCGTAAATGGCAGGGTAAATTAATAGGCAAGATGGTAACCTTTGAGGCAATATCGGACAATAAGGGGACAAGTTACCGCTATGTGCGAAAAGGAAAATGACATTACCTTGAATCGCAATTGGTGCAGGGAACAGGTTGATAGATTCGCAGCCTGGGAAATGCTAAGGCGGTATGTATTGCACGAAACTAGGGTTCCAATGACTAATGCAGAGCTATGTGATACAATAGGCGTATCATCTACTTATACAATTCGGTTGTTAAAATCCGTGCACAAAAGATTAGAAAATAATAATGATAACTGATAGCGTTTCAGAATCCCTAACATATTTACAGGAGGAACCAGATATTAAGACCCTCCGTCTAGCCTACGACCAAACGGTCGTTGAACTAGAAGCATACTTTGACCTCTGTCGCACATCCTACGATGACCGTAGAAACTTCTGGCCAGGCAAGAGTCGTGATCATCGCAAGCACGGATCGGATGCTTTCCCTTGGGAGGGTGCGTCCGATATGGAATGCCATCTCATCGATGAGCGCATTACAAGGCTAGTATCACTATTTATAGCATCCTTGAACCGTGCAAATGTCCGGGCATTTCCAGTAGAAAGCGGAGATATTGCTAGAAGTCGCATAGTTTCTGGATTTTTAAAATGGATGGTATCCTCTGGATACATACCTAGATTTCATCGTGAAATGGAACTAGGGGCTAATTATTTGCTTGAGCGAGGTATACTGATTACATATATTGGTTGGCAAAGAGAGGATCGAAGAATCCTACAGCAACTGGATATTAATCAGATTGCACAAGTTAGCCCAGAAGTATCTGTAGCGATACAGGACGGGAAAGATGACGAACAACTAACAGCCTTGCTTCAAGCAACCTTTGAGGGGACAACTAAGAAACGAGCCAAGAAAGCATTACGTGAACTAAGAAAGAATGGAGTCGCTGAACTTCCTATTGTTCGTAGACAAGTCAACGCTCCGGATGTTAAAACACTAGCTCCTGATGGTGATTTCTTCTTTCCCCCATATGTTACTGATCCCCAGCGAGCACCTTACTGTTTCTGGAAGACTTACTACACACCACAGGAACTAGAGAATAAGGTAGTTACCGATGGATGGGATGAGGACTTCGTTGATTACATTATCTCAAAGTATAGGGGCGTAAATATTGATAGCATTGAACGCGAGCAAGAGGGACGCAGAAGCCTAAGCCTATCGGACAATGCTTACGAGGCTGATGAGTTAGTAGAAATCTGCTACGCTTACCAACGACTGATTGACCAAGAAGATGGTGCAGAAGGTATTTACTGCACAGTGTTCCACAAAGAATTTAGTGGTAATGAACAAGTTCCGGGATACGCTAAGTTTGAATTACTTAATGGATACGAGGATTATCCCGTAGTAGTAACGAAACTATCAGAGGACAGCAAGCGTCTATATGATACAACTACTATACCTTCAATTCTTCGAGGCATTCAAAATCAAGTCAAGGTTGAGCGTGATTCACGAGTTGACCGCAACAGCCTAGCTACTTTACCTCCCATCTTGCACCCAGTAGGTCAAGCTCCTAATGATTGGGGACCAGGTAGGTTGATTCCATATCGCCGTAAAGGTGATTTGGACTTCGCCCCCACACCTCCACCGCCTACTGGTTCTATTGAAATGGAGGACACACTGCTTACTTTATCTGATAAATTAGTAGGGCTGGATGAAAAATCACAAATTAGTCAAATTCGTCAACAATTTTTAGTGGACAAATTCCTTAGCCATACCGCTGAGGTAATCAAAATGGCATACAAGTGCTTCCAACGCTTTGGACCAGATGAAGTATTTTTCCGTGTAACTGGTGTGCCTGATGCTCAAGTATTTGACAAAGGTAACCCGGACGAGAACTTTGATATTATGGTTAACTTTGATGTTCAGAACAATGATCCAGAGACTGTTGAAAAGAAACTACAACAGTTCGTTGCATTGAATCAATTGAACGCTAACAACCGCTTGAATGTAGATAGTCTCTTAGATGTAGCCGCAGCAAGCATTGATCCAGTAATGGCTGATGCTGTTCTACAACCAGTGGAAAACGCACAACAACAAGTTGTTGAGCAAGTTACTGATGACCTAGCTAAAATCTTTGCAGGTATTGAAATGCCAGCTAGACCCGCTGGAGCACAGATTGCACTCCAAGTAATAGAACAATATGGACAACAACCTGACGTTGCACAACGATTACAGACTGATCAAGCGTTTGCAGCCCGTTTGCAAAAATACATTGGTCAATATACATTCCAAGTCCAGCAAGCGCAAAACGCTCAAATTGGTAGGGTTGGAACGGCCCCTGCACAAATGGGTTCTATTGATACTCAAAATATGTAGCATTGTTTTAATAACAAATACTTACAGGATGGCCGATAATCAAACACCTTCACAGCTTGCCGCACAGCGAGTCCGCGACCAGCGTTCAAAGAATTACTTTGATATGCTAAAACTTAATGAGGGGAACATACCTCAGGTTTATAAGGATAGCAAGGGTAACCGCACCATAGGGATTGGATTTAATCTCGAAGATGCCGGAAACCGCAAGTTCCTCAAACAAGAGGGCATTGACATCAATGAGTTATTTGCTGGCAGAGCCTTGACTGACAGGGAGACAAAGACCCTTTACAACCACAGCCTAACGCAGGCATTTAAGGATGCTCAATCCTATGATCCTAACTTTGCTAAAAGACCCGAAGCTGTCAAAATGGCTCTTGTTGATATGGCTTTCAATTTAGGATTGACTAAGTTGAATAAGTTCGTAGATATGAAAAAGGGTCTTATGAATAATGATTATAATATGGCTGCAGATGAAATGGTTGATAGCAAGTGGTATAAACAAGTTAAATCCAGAGGTCCTAGAATGGTTCAAGTAATGCGTTCCGCAGCTAGATAATGCAAATACAAGACGATATTAAAACGCTTCATAACTACGAAGCATTTGCTAGATTTATTAAGATGGTTCACGAACTCAGGGAGGAAACCATTACTGAGTTACACGAAGCAACCAGTGACAATATCCAACAAGTTTCTGGTCGTATAATTACGTATGACCAAATATTACAGTTAGTTAATTGGTCAGAGCTTTCTAGGAAGCATTCTGATCGTATGTAACTACCTGTGTTATAATTCAAAAATCGCCATCGCTCGGCGTTAATGAGTGGATCAATTATGACAGAAGAAATAGCAACTGCTGACGCTGAGGCAGGTAAAATATCAGTGGACAAATCAAATA